GAGAAGGCGGAGGCGGAAACGCACCGTCCTACCGTGACGGGATCGATGTAGCGATCCGCAACGATCCGTCAATGCAGAACCACAAGAGCGTCAATGACTTAGCTAAAAGCTATATCGAGTCGCAGAAGCTCGTGGGCAAGGATAAGTTACCTTTGCCTAAAAAGACACCGACCGAATCGCCCGAGGAATACGAGATCGTATATAATCGGTTGGGACGACCGACCGAAGCGGGCAGCTATGCGATCCCGCAGGTCGACAACGAGGGCTTCGATGTTTTGAATCCCTCAGAGGACATCATTAAAGACTTCAAAGATATGTCGCATAAGCTCGGGTTACTCCCTCATCAGGTTGAGGGGATATATAAATGGAATCACGAACGGAATAAGAACTTCCTTAAGCAATCGAACGAAGCGGCAACTACCGCTCGCACTACATCCGAGGCAACGCTGCGTAAAGAGTACGGGAAAGCATACGAGGCGAAGCTAGGAGTGGCGAAGCAGCTAATCGCTAAGTTCGGGGACGAGGAAGCGTACGCCAAGATTGATGCCACAGGGATCGGGAACGAACCGTGGTTTATCCGCCTTATGGCAAAGGTGGGTAGTCAGTTTGGCGAGGACGGACAAGTCTTAGGAGAGGGCAGGGTAATGACCAAAACACCAGACGAGGCTCAGGCTGAGATCAAAACGATACGGGCGAATAAAGAACACCCATATCATCAGAAGTCTCATCCCGAGCATCAAGAGGCTATCAAGTACGTGCAGGGTCTTTATCAAATGGCTTATCCGAAATAGTCAGGGGGACAACCTCTACGCAGATCCCGACTGACTAAGGCACAAGGACAACTCCCTAACGGGAATCCAAAGAGGGTTTAAGAAGGAAATCCGAAAGGGCAACTTCCGCAGCAAGTAGCAATGCAATTTTTAAGGAGGTTGAGATGGGTGCAATAGATACTGCTTTTGTAAAACAGTTCGGAGAGAACGTAGAGTTTCTCGTTCAGCAAAAAGGCTCACGCTTACGTGAGGCAGTTCGTGTGGAGACAGGGATCGTAGGCGAGGAAGCCTTTTACGATCAGCTCGCAGACACTGCAGCAGTTAAGAAAGTATCCCGCAATGCCGATACTCCTCTGGTCAAGTCAGATCACAGGAGACGGAGACTCAGCCTGTTTGACTTCGAGTGGGCAGACCTCGTTGATAAGGCAGATAAGCTCAAGATCTTAATCGACCCCGAGAATAGCTATGCGGTTAACGCTGCATGGGCATTAGGACGGGCGACAGACGATGAGATTATCACCGCCTTCAACGGTACTGCTTACACGGGTAAGACAGGATCGACCGCAGTTGCCCTACCTGCTTCGCAGCAGATAGTCGTGGGTGCGGTGGGCTTAACGATCGCCAAGCTCAGAGAAGCGAAAGAGATTCTCGACCTAGCGGACGTTGATCCCGAAGAGCCACGCTTTATCGTAGTGACTCCGAAGCAGATGACCGACCTGTTGGAAACGACAGAGGTCACCTCCTCGGACTTCAATACGGTTCGGGCGTTGGTGCAAGGGCAGCTCGACACCTTCCTCGGTTTCAGGTTCATCATATCCAACCGCCTACCCTTAGATGGTTCTGGTGATCGCCTCGTGTTCGCATGGGCGATGAACGGAATCTTGCTAGGTGTGGCATCGGAGATGATAACCCGCATCGATGAAAGGCAAGATAAGAGCTATTCGAATCAGGTGTTTCTGTCGATGGGTTGCGGGGCAACTCGGATGCAGGAAGAGAAGATCGTAGAGATCGCTTGTGACGAATAAATCCTTGGAGAGCCTGTTGCGGTGAGAGCAGGCACTTTGGCGTTGTAGGTTGCGATTGTGAGCCTGCAACTTTTAAAGCCATAAAATCAAAAAAGGAGAAGAAAGATGGCAGACGTACTAGGCACAAACTACACGAAGTTTACCAACCCCACTGCAGAGAACAGAGTAGCAGCGGGAAAGTTAGGTGGCAGGGTTCGTTCGATAACCGATGACTTTACCTTTTCAGGTGAGGCTATCGCTTCAACTTTGAAGATCGGACGTGACCTTCGCAAGGGTGCGGTTATACACGGTATCTCGTTTCAGTTCGCAGCTCTAGGTGGAGCGACCACCATGAGAATCGGGGACTCGAATGATGACGATCGTTATATGACCGACATCGCCACGGCTGCAGCAGGGATCGTAACCGATCTCAACATCGCAGGGAATCAGTACGTTATCGGAACGAACACTGGTGATGAGACCATCGTGCTTTTGACGGCAGGTGGAGCAGTCACAGGTGTCGTGAAGGTAACTGTATACTACAGCGAAGACTAAGTTTTGACTTCTTTGCCATGAGTATAGATGGTGGGGGAGGGGACGATAAAGCCTCCCCCGCATCTTTAAACAGGTGTAATACAGGTGTAATACAGGTGTAATTACACCTATCAAGAGGAGGTAAGTTATGGGTGCGATAAGAACAGAACCCCCTTTCAACACGCAGGATCAGACTCGGGAGGATACCCGCACAGTGACGTTCGTCCAGACGATCGACACAGGACAAGCGGGCGGTTACACAACAGGAAACGAATAAGGAGAACCTATGGCAAGTTTAGCATCGCAAGTTAAAATTGCTAATATGGCATTGGTCGGTTTAGGGGCGGATCAGATTCTTTCCTTAACGGAGGACTCCGAGAACGCCCGCAAGGTCAAAGCCGTGTTCGATCTCTTACGTGACGAGGTGCTGCGTAAGCACCCTTGGAACTTCGCTATCGATAGACGCTCTTTGAATCTTCTAGCTGCTGCCCCCGCTTATGAGTGGGCAAACGCTTTTCAGATTCAGGGCGATATCATCAGGATCATAGAGGCGGAGACCAATGACGTAGAGTTCGTTCAAGAGGGTGACAAAATATTAACAAACGAAGGAACGTTCAACTGCAAGTGTATCGTGAGGATAACCGACACGACAAAATGGTCGACTGATTTTGTGACCTGCTTTGCAGCACGTTTAGAGGCAGAGCTTGCTTATGCGATCGTTGACTCCCGACCTTTAGCTGCGGATAAGTATAAGGTATATCTCGATAAGATAAGTAAGGCGAAAGGTACGGACGCACAGGAGAGTTCTTCTCAGCAGGAGCTTGAGGCGAATCTCTGGTTACGCTCACGGTCTGGTGGTAGTGAAGTTCCATTAGCACAGTAGGTAGTTAATGGCTAAAGTTTCACCTATCATAACGAACTTCACTGCGGGTGAGTTATCACCGCAGATGGAAGGGCGGGTTGACATTGCCCGCTATAATAACGGTGTCCAGTCTTTAGAGAACTTCCTCGTTGCCCCCTACGGTGGTGCGGAACGCAGGACGGGTACGGTTTTCGTTGCTCCCGCAAAGTACCCCGACAAAAAGCACCGCCTTATCCCTTTCCAGTTTTCAACTATCCAAGCCTATGTAATAGAAATGGGCGATCTGTATATGCGGTTCTATCGGGACGATGCCGCTGTTACAGAAGCGTCTACCACGATCACGGGAATAACGCAGGCGAACCCTGCGGTTGTATCTTCAGTCGGTCACGGATACTCTAATGGCGACACCGTCATTATTAACGGGGTAGTCGGGATGACAGAGGTCAATGGCAAAAGGTTTCTCGTTGCCAACGTTGCAGCGAATACCTATGAGCTACAGGACTTGGATGGTGTCAACATCGACTCGACAGGATATACTATTTACGGATCGGGCGGTGTCGCCAATAGGGTATATGAGATCGCCACGCCATTCTTAGAGGCTGATCTGTTCGAGATACAGTTTGCTCAGACCGCAGACATCATGTATTTCGCTCATCAGCTTTATGCTCAACGGGTGCTTTCTCGTTTAGGAGACACGAACTGGAACTTAGCTTTAGTCCCTTTTGAGGGTGGTGCGTTTCAGCGTGATAACCTCGTTGATACGGACACCGTGACCCCTTCGGCTATCAACGGTGTAGGGATAACTGTCACCGCCAACACCCCGAGATGGAATGCGAACCATGTCGGATCGATATTCAAGATAGGAGGACTGGTAGCAACAGTACAGGGTTATGTCGAGATTACAGGATTCACTTCAACAACACAGGTCACTGCGGATGTTATCGAAACTCTTAGCGGGGTCGGTGCAACGGACGTGTGGGCGTACGGTTCGTGGTCGGATGACGCAGGCTATCCTTCGTGTGTTGCCTTCCATGAGCAGAGACTATGGTATGGCGGGACTATTCAAGAACCGCAAACGGTGTGGGCATCGGAAATCCTAATCTTCAACGGGTTTACCGCAGGGGCGGACGATGCCGATTCCTTGAACTACGAGATCGCAACCGAGCAGGTTAACGCTATCCGCTTCATGTCGTCAGGCAGAGGCTTGGCGGTAGGCACATCAGGCGGTGTCTTTATCGTATCTTCAGGTTCAGACTTCCAAGCTCTTACGCCTTCTAACGTATCGGTGAGGCGGGAAACGAACTTCGGATCGGAACTTATCGTTCCGAGACGTATAGGTAACTTCCTTTATTATGTGCAATCGGGCGGGCGGAAGATCAGGGAGTTCGGATATAACTTCGATATCGATGCCCATTGTTCATTAGACATGATTCTGCTATCCGAGCATATAACGGAGTCGGGCGTGGTCGATATGGCTTATCAGCAATCCCCGAACTCGATCCTTTGGTGCGTGCGTGATGACGGGACGTTAGCGTGTATGACCCGACAGATCCCGCAGGAGGTTATCGCATGGATAAGAA